AAATACGAGGATTACGACGATGTCTCGGCTACTTTTGCCGAGGCTGCTAGGCGTGATCCGTCGTTGCTGAACCGCCTCTACGCGGCCCCCAACCCGGCCCGGTTTGCGTATCAAGAGGGCAAGAAGCTCAAAACGCTGGCCGAGATCGGCGACGATCCGGACGCCTACGAGCGGAAGATCCTTGAGAAGTACGGGTACACGCCAGGGCAGCAACAAACCTCTGCACCGCCTCGCGAAGCTCCACGCACTGCGCAGTCTGTCCCTCGCTCGTTGGCGCGGGATGTGTCGCAGCAGCCTCGAAACAATCGAGGCCAATTCGACGGCCCCGCGTCCTTGGATGATCTCCTCGGATAGGTGGATAACAAATGGCAACGATGACCGTGCCGTCGGGCTTGACGGTTCAGCAGTGGGACGAACGGTATTTTAGAGAGTACCTGAACAGCAATTGGTTCCGGCAGTTCATGGGGACCGGCTCCTCCAAGATGATTCAGGTCAAGGAGGATCTGACCAAGAAGCCGGGCGATAGCGTGACGTTTACGCTGATCAACCGCCTTACCGGCGTTGCGAAGGGCGCTGGCGAGGTTCTGGAGGGCGCAGAAGAGGACGCCGTCCTGCGCTCGATGAAGCTCACGGTTCGCGAGTACGCGCACGCCGTTCGTTTTCAGAAGTTCGAGGCGCAGAAGACCGCCATCGATGTCCGTCAGGCAAACAAGGATGTGCTGATGGATTGGAACATGGAACTCGATCGCGACAACATCATTAAGGCGCTCGGGTCCATCAACGGCGTCGATTATGCGTCGGCGACCGAGGCTCAAAAGGATGCATGGCTCACCGACAACCGTGATCGCGTGTTGTTTGGCGCTGTGATTTCCAATAGCTCGAGCGCTGATCATTCGACCAGCCTCGGCAATGTAGACACGAGTAACGACAAGCTGACGCCTGACGCGATTTCGCTGATGAAACGGATGGCCAAAACGGCCAACCCGCGCATTCGGCCGTTCAAGGCCAAGGGCGCCATTGGCGAGAGCGACGCTTACACGCTGTTTGCGCCGTCGCAGATGATACGCGATCTTGCTGCGAACTCCACGTTCGTGTCAGCCAATCGTGAGGCCCGCAATCGCGGCATCGACAACCCGCTATTTTCGGGCGCCGATTACATTTGGGAAAACATCGCGATCTACGAGATCGAGGATATTCCCTCGCTTGGCACGGTTGGTAACAACTCGGCGGTTGTTCGTCCCTGCTATCTCTGCGGCGCGCAGGCTCTTGCGATGGCGTGGGCCATGCGTCCTCAGACCGTCGAAGAAGAGTTCGACTATGGTCGCAGTGTCGGCCTCGGTATTAAGCAGTGGTACAAGGTCGAGAAGCTCCGCTTCGGCTCGGGCACGTCCGATACGGCCGACCTCAAGGACCACGGCGTAGTCACCGGATACTTCGCGGCGGCGGCCGACGCCTGATAACCTAGGAGCACAATCACATGGCTGCTGAAACTCTAACCGCCAAGCAGGCGGCGAGCACGGTTGTGCCCTCTGGGCACGGCTTGGCCGGAACCGTAAAAGCTGCGTTTGGCAAATATGTCATCGCCGCGAATGTCGAGGATGGCGACATCTTCGAGCTGTGCCGTCTGCCGGCGAACTGCCTCGTCATCGGCGGGATGTATCACCTCGGTGATATCGACACCGGGACCGAGACAGTTGACATTGATATGGGCTGGGCTGCCAATGCCGGCGGCGCGGCCACGTTCACCGACTCGGGCGGCACGACGTGGAGCAACGCTGGCGAGAACGCGGACCCTGACGGGTTCGTCAACTCGGGCGTGCTGACCGGCGATGCCGTTACCGACCTCGTGACGGGCGTCAACCTGCGTCCGTTCCCGATGACGACGGGGCCGCTTTACTTTTCAAATGAAACGGTTGTGCAGGCTGAGGCGAACGCGGCGGCTGCCACGTTTGCCGAGGGCACAATCTACGTCGTCGTCTACTATATCGTCCTTTGACAACGTGGGCCGGGTGGGCGACTGCCCGGTCCCTTCTATTTGCGGAGGGCTAAGTGGCCACGTTCAATAAGTTCAACGCGTTCGTTGAGAACCTCGCCGAGAAGGTCCACAACCTCGGCTCGGATACGCTCAAAATCGCACTCACGAACACCGCGCCGAGCGCATCGAATTCGGTTCTCTCCGACATCACGCAAATATCGTCAGGCAACGGCTACTCGTCCGGCGGCACGCAGGCGACGATTTCCAGTTCGTCGCAGTCCGGCGGCACCTATAAGCTGGTTTTGGCCGATGTCGTTTTCACGGCTTCAAACGGGTCCATCGGTCCGTTCCGATATGCCGTCCTCTACAACGACACCTCGTCATCGGACAGCCTGATCGGATATTGGGACTACGGCTCGTCTGTCACGCTGGCCGACACCGAGACCTTTACCGTCGATTTCTCGGCCGACAACGGTGTCCTGACCCTCGCATAGGTGATTGATGTTTGATCCTGACGCGTTGCGGGCGCGGTTCCGCGAATTGACAGAAAAATCGCAGGCTATTCGCGCTGTGTCGGTGCCTTTGCGCGAACGGCGGGACGCGATGGTCGCCGATCACGAGGCGAAGATGGCGCCGCTCCAGCGGGAAATCCGCGAGATTGAGGCGCCGCTGTTTGATGTCGAGCAAGAGCGGGCGATGATTGCCCGCGCGCTGAACGGGAAGACCGGCTGAGATGGCGAAACTGTACAATCTCGCTCGTATGACGACGGCGACGACGGGCACGGGCACAATCACGCTCGGGTCCGCCGTGACCGGGTTCCTGGCGTTCGGCGCGGCCGGCGTCGGGAACGGCGAGACTGTCACCTACGCCATACAGGACGGCTCGGCTTCGGAGATCGGGCGCGGCGTTTACACGGCGAGCGGCACGACGTTGTCGAGGACGGTGCTGAAAAGCACGAACGGCGGCAACGCGATCAATCTGTCCGGCCAGGCGCAGGTGTTCATCACCGTATCTGCCGAGGATTTCAACGCGCTCCCGAACACGCTTGGCGCCTTCAATGTCAGCCTCGCGGCCGGCACGAACGTGTCGGCCAACCGCACGTTGACGCTGACCACAGGCGACGCCAACCGCACGGTTACAATAAGCGCCGACGCTACAATTAGTCAGGATTATTCAACGACCGGTAATCCTCAGTTTGCGACAATCGAGCTAGGCGCGGCAAGCGACACGACCATCAGCCGTTCATCGGCTGGGGTGATCGCTGTCGAGGGCGTTACGATCCCCCTCAACAGCACGACGAGCACACACACGGCTCAACAGATTGAGCTAGGCCATGCTTCTGACACCACGGTCGCTCGGACATCTGCCGGCGTAATAAATGTCGAGGGCTCTAACGTTATCCTCGCCAGCAATAAACTCTCAGCCCTATCCGCTACGACATCGGCCGAGCTTGCCGGTGTAATTTCCGACGAAACCGGCAGCGGCGCCCTCGTTTTCGGGACGGGGCCAACATTATCATCAACCACGGCCGGGACATTCTCGGCCACCGCCAAAAATACAGCGAATGCTTCCTCCGTCGCGGCTTTGAAACTTGAGGGCGACCGCTCCGCGCCGGCCAATGGTGATCAAGTTTATCAATCGTTCCATCTGTCGGACAGCGCTGGAAACCAGGACGAATTCGCACGCATCACGGTCGATGCTTCTGATGTTACAAGTACGTCGGAAGACGCGGTCATGTATTTCTCTGTTATCACGGCGGGGACGCTGGCCGCCGAATTAGGAATCAGGGGCGACGCGGCCTTCCCGGTGTTGAACGACGGCATGGCCCTCGGGCTTCCCTCGAATGGGTTCTCCGACCTCCATCTGGCCACGGGCGGCGTGATCAACTGGGCGAACGGTGAGGTGACGATCACCGAGACCGACGCCAACACGTTGACCGTCGCGGGCGCGAGCGCGGTGTCTCTCGGAACGTCGGCGGCTTTAACGACTGGCACCATTGAACTCGGAGCGGCATCCGACACGACCATCTCGCGGTCAGCCGCAGGCGTTATCGCTGTCGAGGGAAACCTTATTCCAGATTACGAGGCGGGGACGTGGACGCCAACCCTGTCGTTTGCGACGCCGGGCGATGTCGCGCTCTCTTACACAAACCAGGTCGGGTATTATCATCGGATTGGTGATTGGGTCTTTTTGGGGTGCCGCCTGACCGTTACGCCGACGTACACCACCGCCAGCGGTGCCGTTGAAATCAGCGGCGTTCCGTTCAACTCGCACGGCACTCTCACCATTCAGGGCGGTGCATTGAGTGGCCACACCGCTGCTTTAACTTATCCTGCGTCGCGCGTGTTCCCTGTCGTGCGCTTTTCAAGCACGACAAAGCTCGGCCTCGTCGGTTTCGCCTCCGGCCAAGCGTCCGCCTCGATTGGCACAAGCCAGATGGCCAGCGCCTCACAACAAGATTTGTTTTTCTCGCTGCACTACAGGAGGGCCTGATGCAGGTCATCGCTGTGCCAGAGACCTACCGCGAAATTATTCACGTCGAGGCGAGTGAGAATGCCGTCAGGCTCCGGTGCGAAGATGCCAGCGGACAGGTTTGGCGCGCGTCCCTCAGTCCGACTGACGCCGTCGTCGGCGTGCCCGACGCGGTCCAGTCCGAGATCGTGGCCGCGTGGACGCCGGAACGAATTGCGGCTTACAACGCAACCGTTGTCGTTCTGCCCGATTTGCCGCCAGACGGCGACGCAACCGATGCCGCCGCTTTGATCGCACAGCAACAGGCGCAGATCGCTGCTCTTGAAGCCCGCATCGCAGCTCTGGAGGCGTAGGGATGGACGACGCCAAGCCGCTGCGCGTCACATTCGAGGGCCGCGTCTACGTCGTTGGTCTGAGACGGCGTCAGTTTATCACGTCGGCCATGTGCGCGGCGCTTGCGGCAATCGTTGCCGGCGTCGGCCAGGGCACGCGCTGGCTCGATCCCGAGCGCGATTTCACAATGGAGGACGAGACGGGCGCGCTGGTGCCAATGGATGCGTTCACTCTGACTCAATTCGGGTGCGCGGTCGTTAGGGCTCAATGCTAGGCTTTCAGGCGCTTGGCCGCCGCGCTCTCGGGCAGATCACCGCTGACGTAGCGGTTGATGCCGAGGTCGGCGCGTTTGCTCTGACCGGGCAGGCGGCGACGTTTGCCATCAATATGCCGGCAGACGCCGGATTGTTCACGCTGACCGGTGAAGATGCGGGGTTCGTCCGCGTCAGACAGGTCTCGGCCGAGGTCGGCGCATTCGCGCTAGCCGGGCAGACGGCGACGTTCGCCATCAATATGCCTGCCGAGGCTGGCGCGTTCGCGCTCGGCGGCCAAGATGTTACGTTCGGTTATGTGTCGCTGCGCGTATTTGCGGACCCCGGCTCATTTACGCTCAACGGCCAAGATTCGCGGCGCCTGCTGTCGCTGCAAACGGCGGCGGCGTCGTTCACGCTGACGGGCCAGACGGTCGGCCTGTCGCTCGGCCTGACCGCCGGTCGCGGGACATTCGCGTTGGCCGGTCAGTCCAGCCGTCGCGTCCTGTCGCTGGCGGCGTCAGCAGGCACCTTAACGCTTTCGGGTCAGCCTAGCCGTCGCGTCCTGTCGCTGGCAGCATCCAAGGGCACGTTTGCCCTCACCGGGCAGGCCACGTTCCGGCAACGCATCCTTATCCTCTACGCAGAATCGACGCGACCGGCGCGCGTCGAGCATGTGCTGTCGGCCCCGCTCGGTGCGGTCGCGATTGGGCAGGGCTCGACATTCGACGCGACGGCGACGACGTTCTCGTTCCACGGTCAGGACGTTCGGTTCGAGAAGGCCGTCACGCTCACGGCAGAGGCCGGCACCTTTGTGCTGGCGGGCCAAGACGCCGTGCTCGAGCTGGACGACTACCCGTCGAATATCCGCATATTCCCGCGTGTCGGTCGAGGCCCGCGCGGTTTCTCGCTTGGCGGCGGCGCTGCGGCCCGCGTGTCGGTCGGCAGTGGGCCACGGATCAGGATCGCAGGAGGCTAAACGGTGCTGACGCCTGGCAGGAAATACGTCAACTCGCCCGTTCGGATTGCGGCCAATTTTCAGGACGAGGACCAGATCGACGTGGACCCGTCTACCGTCAAGATCCGCGTTCTATCGCCGGCCGGGACCGAGACGTCATACACCTACGGGACGGATGCCGAGCTGATCAAGCTCAATACGGGCGACTACTACATCGATTTCACGCCGGACACCTCGGGCCAGTGGTTCTATCGCTGGGAGACGACGGGCACAAACAAAGCGCTCGCCTATGAGGGCTCGTTCCGCGTGCAGTACAGCCAGCACATTGACGGCGTGTCGGACGCCTATCGCTCATGAGCTACACCGCATCCGATCTCTCGACGGCCGTGCTGCGGCACCTGGCCGTGATCGACGCGACGGAGACGCCGGCCTCGGCTGACGCGACCTATGTGCAGGACGTGTGGCGCGCGAAATGGGAGGAACTCTCGGCGCACGGCATGGAGATGACCTACTTCGCCTTTGACGACATCCCCAACCCGACGTTTCTGACAGTTCGCGATCTGGTCGCTAACGAAGTGTCGGGCGCGTTCGGGCAGCCCAAAACCGCAGCGGACAAAGAAGCCGAGGAGATCGTGATCTTGCGCCGTCTGCGGCGCCACCTTCATGCCCCAGCGACCGGCTTGCCCGGCAAGGCGACGTATTTCTGATGCCCGAGATCGACATCCCGCTTGCGCTCACGGCAGATCAAGGCCGCGATACGGCGCTTAACACTACGCGGATAACCAATGCCTACGCCGAGCCCATTGGCAGCGAAGGCGTCGCCGTAGTGGCCTGCGACGGGTTCTCGGCGTTTGCGACCACGGTCGGCGTTGCGGCCGGCCAGACGCGCGGCATGATCAACCTCGATGACACCTATCTTTATGT